AATCAAAAATACCAGGAACCCTAAATACACAAATTCCTAAACCGGTTAAATTCACAGGAAATAATCCTATGGCAGTATTCTTAAATGATACCGCCCAAACTATGTTAAATGAAGACTTTAATATGACTTCAGATAATGTACACCCAGGACTTGCTTTTCAACCTAAAGAAGTTAAGGTGGGAAGTGTAGATGGAATGTTAGGAACGGCTAGGGCAAGTTCAAATTTAGATGCCGTACAAATAAATGAGGTTCCAGACTTTACAGGCCTTATGGCAAAACTTAAAGAACAAGGACAAATATAATGGCTTACGGATTAAAACAAATATCACCATTAGATCTTAAACCTTCAACAGCAATTGGAGTTAAAATTCCTTTTGACGCTGAAAATGTTTTTTCATCTGTATATACTACTAAAGATCAGATAAAGTATAATATTATTAATTTTTTATTGACAGATCCTAGAGAAAGAGTATTTAATCCTACTTTTGGAGCTGGTCTTAGAGCTAGACTTTTTGAACAAATAGATCAAGCATCTTTTGAAGAAATTAAACAATCTATAAGAACTCAAATGGAAAATCAATTTCCTCAAGTTCAAGTTACTACTTTAGATATAATAGGAAGTCCTGATTATAATTCAATTAATATAAAATTTAGTTATAGATTATTAAGATCAAATGAAAATGATTCTGTTATATTGACTATACAAAATATGTAAAAATGGCTAACCAAGTTGATATTAAATATCTAAACAAAGATTTTGCTTCTTTAAAAGCAGACTTAATAGAATATGCAAGAGCATATTATCCTACTGTATACAATGATTTTACACAGGCATCACCTGGTAGTATGTTTATTGATATGGCTTCATATGTGGGAGATGTTCTTTCATTCTATTTAGATAATCAACTTCAAGAAACATTTTTACAGTATGCTAAACAAAAAGGTAATTTATTTACTTTAGCTTATATGCTAGGTTATAGACCTAAAGTAACTTCTGCAGCTATAGTAAATTTGGATGTTTATCAACAAATACCAGCGGTTAGTATAGGTGGAGGCAATGTTGCCCCAGACTTTACGTATGCCATGACTATAGAACAAGGAATGCAAGTTAAATCAAATATCAATAGTTCTGTATTATTTTACACTCCTCAAAAAGTTAATTTTGCAGCATCTTCTTCTTTAGATCCAACTACAGTAGAAGTTTATACTATAAATGGTAGTAATGTTCCTACATCTTATTTATTAAAGAAAACTGTTCAAGCTATATCTGGACAGTTAAAAACTCAAACATTTAGTTTTTCATCTCCTCAAAGATTTGCAACTGTAAATATATCTGATAGTTCTATTATAACAATATTAGAAGCTAAGGACTCTGATGGAAATACTTGGTACGAGGTTCCTTATTTAGCGCAAGATTATATATTAAAACCTGTAGAAAATACGGCAGCCAATTATCCGTCTTTATATCAGTTTCAAAATCAAGTTCCTTATATGATACAGAAATTATCTGTACCTAGAAGGTTTACATCTAGATTTAGATCTGATGGTTCATTAGAAATAGAATTTGGCCCTGGTATAAACTCTGTAGCTGATACAGCAGTTTTACCTAATCCTAATAATGTTAGTGTTGGATTAACTGGTGGTGGTCTTAGCACACTATCTAGTTCATTTGATCCAACTAATTTTGTTACAACTCAAACATATGGATTAGCTCCAAAAAATACAAATATAACATTTCAATATTTAGTAGGAGGTGGTGCATCTGCAAATGCTTTAAGTAATCAATTAACTCAAATAGTATCTTATACAGTTTCAGGGAATACTACTTATCAAAATACAATTATTGTAAATAACCCAGATCCCGCTTCAGGTGGTGGAGATGGAGATACTGTTGATGAACTTAGAATGAATATAGCTGCAGAGTTTCCTACTCAATATAGAGCTGTAACTCAAGAAGATTATTTAGCCAGAACTCTTAGTATGCCTTCTCAATATGGTAAAATATCTAAGGCTTATATTACTAAAGATGATGCTACGTTTAATAATTATATGCAAGGAGACATTAGTCAAAAAGACCAAGTTTTAGTCAGTCTTTATGTATTAGGTCTTGATGCTAATAATAATTTAGCAGATCCTTCACCAGCATTACTTCAAAATCTACAAACTTATTTGTCAGATTATAGAATGATGACAGACGCTATTAACATTAAACCAGGATATGTAATTAATATAGGTTGTGATTTTGAAATTGTACTTAGACCTAATTACACAAGTCAAGATGTAATTGCTAGATGTATATTAACTTTACAAGATTTCTTTAATATAAATAACTGGCAAATAAATGAACCAATCATATTAGGGGATATATACTCTTTATTAGATGTTGTTGAAGGTGTACAAACAGTAAAAGATATAAAAATAATAAATAAATCTGGTGAAGTGGATGGGTATTCAAAATACTCTTATGATATATCAGCCGGTTCTTTAAACGGTGTTATTTATCCTTCTTTAGATCCATCTATATTTGAAGTAAAATATCCTAATACAGATATTCAAGGTCGTGTAGTAACCATGTAAAAAAAAATAAAAAATGGCCGTATATAAAATATTTGCATCTTCTGATACTACTTTATATTCAAGTAGTCCTGCTGCTAATGCTGGTCTAGATGAAATATTAGAGGTAGCAGTTAAGAATTCAGACAATCCGTCTAATTATTTTGTTGATCCAGTTCCATCAGAACCTTTATTACAAGATAATTTAAGAAGAACTATTATATCTTTTTCTAATACAGATATTACTACTTTAAAATCATTTACTACAGGATCTTGGAAAACTAATCTTAGACTTTATTTAGCTACTGCTGAGAATTTAAACACAACTTATAGTTTAGAATTTAGACAAGTTTCTCAATCATGGGAAATGGGTACAGGTAAATTTGGAGATGTTCCTGAAACTAGAAATGGTGCTTGTTGGTATAATCCTAATCAATTTACTACAGCTTCTAATCAATGGGGAAATGGATCATATTATTTAACACCTGGTGGAGGATCATGGACTAACGCATTTGTTACTCAATCATTTGGATATTCTGATAATAAAGATATAAATGTTGATGTAAGTTCTATAGTTAATACTTGGTTTAGTGGTTCATATCCTAATTATGGATTTTTAATAAAACATCCAAATAGTATAGAACAAAATTCTGGTAGTTACATAGGATTAAGTTTTTTTTCTGTTGATACTCATACTATTTATCCTCCAACATTAGAAATAAAATGGGATGATAGTTCATATTCTACAGGCAGTCTTTCTGTGATTAATAGTACTGATAGTGTAATTACTTTATCTAATAATTTAGATACTTACAAATATGGAACAGGAAAATATAGATTTAATATAAATGCAAGAGATAAATATCCTGTAAGAACATTTACTACATCCTCTTTATATACAACTAATAAAGCTCTTCCTCAAACATCTTATTGGGCTTTACAAGATGTAAAAACAAATGATATACTAATAGATTATGACACTTTGTATACAAAAGTTAGTTGTGATGGAATAAATAGTTATTTTAACTTATATATGAATGGATTAGAACCAGAAAGATATTATAAGATATTAATTAAAACTGTATTATCTAATGGTGAATCTTATGAAATAGATAATAATTTAATATTTAAAGTTACTAGATAATGGCAAATGTAGAAATGGTTAAAGAGATTTATGGGCTTAATACATATAGTAAAGCTATAAATACTAATTTTACTGAATTACTACAACCTACTGTTGTTGAAGCGCCAACTGAAGAAATAACAGTTGATCAGTTTTTTGAATATTATGATCAATTATTTTTTACTATACCTGTTGATGGGACTATAAATTCTCATACTTATTTAGTAGAAAAAAGTCAACAATATATAGGAGGTTCTGTATTAGATGCTGAAAAACAAGCTTTAATAGAAGAGATTAATTCATTACGTCAACAGCTATTAGATGTTAATCAATCATTTGCAAATATTAATAGTACAATATAATGGAATTAGTTAATATAACATATTCAGGAGAAGGATTTCAATCTCAAGACTTAAATCCATTAGATAAACAATTAGTAACTTCTAATTTTATAAATAGTCAATTTGGTGAAGCTAGTGATTATTTAGAGTTATATATATATGATGAAAATAATAATCTACTAGATATTGATTATGATGCATTTGATTATTATCCATATTTAACTGCAAACCCAAAAAATAATACGTACTCTACATTAACATTAGATCCTGAAAAAGATTTAAAAAATAGAGGATATAATAGAGGTAATTTAAATATACAATATAATTTTTATAAAAGATTATTTAATTCTGCATTTGGTACTTTTTATTGGATTAAAGAAATATCTCCATCAAGAACTGAGTTAAAATTAGCATCACAAACAATAAGTGATGATGCTATTTTAAATGGATTTTCTCAATATCAATCTTATATAAGTAATAAAAATTATTACCCTGTATTTTATTTAAATTTTGGTAATAATCAAACTATAATAGCAAGTAATGTATCATATACAGAAGATGAAGACGGATCTTATCTATTAATAAAATTATATGAACCACTAGATGCTGATTTTGATTTAAAATCTCAATTATGGATAGTAGATAAAGTTGCAGAGTCTGTTAGTTTTAATGTTGCTATTACTGTTGAAGCAGAAAATATAGATCAAGTAAATAGATTAAGAGGTCCTAATTTTAACATTCAAATAAATGATAAAAATGGACAGACTACTCCATATTATAATTATAATAATTTATTAGCCAGTCCTGTAAGTTCTTCTTATCAAAAATTACTAAGCTATTATCAAGATAGATCTGTAGCTATAAATGTAGATTATAGTAATTTTGAGAATTTTATACACTTTTCAAGTGCAGTAGAAAGAATAAACAATTTTGTTTATAAACTAGGATTAATAGAACAGTATAAAACTCAACAAACTAATCAATCACTAATTGTTGGTGGATCTGGAAATGTTACATATGCTAATAACTCTATAGACTCTGCTGAGCAAGCGATAAATAATATAATAGAAAAGTTTGATACGTATGAATACTTTTTATATTTTAATTCATCAAGTTGGGCATGGCCAAAATCAACAACAACCCAACCCTATAAATTATATTCAGTAACATCTTCTCAAGCAAATAACTTTTTAGGATCAACTAATATAGTTCCTACACCAACTACACAATCTTTATTATTTAGTGCGTCTTATTATGACTCTACTAATAAAGACCTACTACATAATTCTGTTCCTCAGTACTTATTAGATGATGCAAATAATCAACCTTTCATTACCTTTATGGATATGATTGGTCAGCATTTTGATAATATTTGGATATACTATAAAGATCTTTCTAATAGATATAATGCTACAAATAATCCTGATACAGGAATATCATTAGACGTTGTTGGAGACGCGCTGAAAGGACTTGGCATTCAGTTATATACAAACTCAAACGTATCAGATAATCTATATTATACGTTATTTGGAATCAACACAGATGGATCATTACTACCACCAACAGGATCAGAAAAAATAACTACAATTGGGGGAAAGTATGTTACTTCAAGTTTAGAAACACTTTCAGCAAAAGAAATACAACAAGAAATATATAAAAGATTATATCATAATCTACCCTATTTACTTAAAAGTAAAGGTACAGAAAGAGGTGTTAAAGCTCTTATAAGTACGTTTGGTATTCCTGATGATATTTTAACAGTTAGAGAATTTGGTGGAACACCAGTAAACTCAGTAGACGGCATATTTGATTTAGATTCATCTACATATAAAATAGCAATTGTAACAGGTAGTGGTGGAAATGTTACGAGTAGTTTAACACTATCATCATCTTTATTACATCCTGAAGCTAGTTTACAATATTATAAAAATATTAATCGAATCAATATTACTAATGTTGAAGTTGGTTTTTCTCCAGCGGATACTATTAATAAAAACATAGTTGCATCTGAAGGATATTTTAATATAGATCAATTAATAGGAGACCCAGGATATCAATACTCTGCATCTTATACTCCTTTAGTAAATTTTAATGAATCATATTTTAGTTCATATACTCAAAAAAATAGCATTTGGGAATATATAAGATTAATTAAGTTTTATAATAATTCTTTATTCAAAATGATTAAAGACTATATTCCTGCTAGATCAAATTTATCTACTGGTATTATAGTTAAGTCACACATGCTAGAAAGAAATAAATACGCTCGTCATGAACCTAGCATGAGTTTTAATGATTATTCACAATCTATAGATACGGCATTTATATCTGGATCTGATGGTGGATCTATTATAGGATCCACTTCATTTACAGGGAGCGTAATGACTCCTTCGGGGTCAGTTCAAGTTATAAGTTCCGATGGAATAGAAAAATACACAGGAGAATTTAGTGGTTCTACAATAGTAGTAACGACTGGTCAAGAATTTCCTCAATTTGAAATATCACAGCTTCCTTCAAGTTCTTTATTTGTAACTTATTCATTAGGAGCTTTATATCAAAATGTTACTCAATCTGTAAGATCACAAATACTTTGGGATTTAGATTATAATGCTGATCAAACAATACCTGTTAATTATGGAATAGTAACTCAATCTATAAACAATTCTCAGATTAATAATTTTGCAACTTATACTAATCCTAATAATCCGTATGCGTATGTTCAAGATTATAATTACAATTTAAAAAGATCTATATATCCTAGATATAATGGATCTACAATTAATAGTGTTTTATATAATGTTTATACTGTAGGAGATATTTCTTATGGTAAAACAGCTACTATAGATAAAATAAAATATCAATATGCATATCTATTAGATATATATGGAGCATCAATATATTTACCAGGAAGATCTAATGCTCAAATAAAATATTTAATTGATAACGATGAAAACGTTTTAGACTTAACTAAAACAAATCAAAACAT